CAGCTCCATCATTGCTGATTTGGAATCTAAATCGTTCACCTTCATCTCCCAGATTAAACTCTTTTTTTGTTACTTCCAAACTTGCTAATACGTCTGTGTCTAAAACAAACGATCCTAGTATGGCTCCCGAGGCTTCAAGCGTTACAGTTGCGGTGCTCTGTTGTGCTCCATCTACCCACCACTTAAGACCGATATCATAATCACCTCGAGAGATGTAGTGCAGAACTCCGTATTTGCTGCGCTTTTCCAATCCGGGCTGTTCGAAATCAAGCCAAGACGTTAGAGCGATTGATTCATACGCATTACCCTCATCAGATTTCAATGTCTCTTCAAGTTTCCACACTTGGCCATTATAGTCTCCGGTATAGAGAGCCTCATCACCAGTACCGGCAATTACAGTCCAAGAGGCCGCAGCTTCATAGCCGCTAGCGTCCCTATTATCACGAGCGTCATGAGGAGTAGACCAGCGGGCTTCGTGGATGTAGTAACATAGCGCCGTATCACACTGGGTTTCTCCTTGCCTAATCATCCAAATTTTAATAGCTTGAATCTTTGGATCAAATGACATGTGAAAGTCATCAATTAAAGTTAAATCTATGTTCTCTTTAATCCAGTTGTGAATAAAGAAAGGTCGAGCAATTGAGGCTTGTTTGTAGTTTCTTATTTGCTCTGCTCTACTTACTGTGTAGATCTCACCGTCTGAGGACATAGTATAAACGTCATTTAATACTCGTATGTTTAAACGAGGACTATGAACTCCACCTAACCAGCCAGCTTTAAAGTGACCCCAATTAGCAATATTCGAATCACTGTCATCTAACCAGTAATCCTGCTTTCTTGTTCTCATGAGTAGGTTCTCGTCAATTGACATGCAATCAATAACTCCATATCCATCAGTGACATTCACATCAATATACCCTGACGTTCCTCCAGAAAACTCTTCAAAATCTCCAAGACTAGAAAAGTAGACCCTCTCTTCTTTCCCGGTCACACCCCATGCGAATGCTCGTCTACTTGCTCCTCGTCCATGAACCACTACTTTAGTCGGCTGATTAGTACCGGTCCAATCGGCCGCTGGTGTAGTAATGGCGGCCACTGAAGAACCTGTATCTACTTGTACTCCATCATACCCATTGCAGATAAACATCTTATCGTCTAGTGCACTAAAATGTGTTTTAGCAGACGCAGATCTTCCTGTTAAAATAGAAGCATAATCTCGATATACTTTACCGTCATCTCCAGCAAAATAGATGTGGCTAGTGCCGGTTCCTAACTTAATTAATTGGCCTCCACCTAAACAAGCCGGAGTTCCAGTAATAGGAGTGCCATTAACATGGGCGGTGCCTCCACGTTTCTCTAACCCACCATTGTGGACATTGGTATTACGACTACCATCAGTAAAATCACCCGCTGGGATTTGATCTAGGTTCTCATTCCCATTAAAGCTACCGTTTAAAACAAAACGATAGAGTTGTCCTATAAATGACATATTAGTACACATCCTCCGCTAATTTTCCGCTTTGAGAAGAGCTATTGGGGTAAAGAAGTTCTCCGGCTTTTCTTACGATCATGTTAGAATAAATTGGAAGTTCTAACTGTATACGAGAATCATCCTGTAAAAGCCACACAAACACCCCTTGAATAAAAACTTGTTCGAATAACCGTAAAATTCGTGCATACCTTGGATTAGCCGACGTATCTGTATCTTCTTTACGTAAATCAGAATAGTATCTAAGACGAACTACGTATTCTTTATCAGGAGTATAATCAAAATAAAAGTCTCCTTCGGCATCGTCCGCCATATGATAAAGATTAATGGGTTTATCTTTTAAATGTGTTTGTTGTATCTCATCGTAATTCCAAACTTGTTTTAAATGAAGATCTTTTTGCTCATCCACAATAAGATAAGTGGACGTATTATCAGGGGCTGTCCAAGTTTCATCTACGGTCGCTATTTTGGTTCCACTATCATAATCCTGAATTTGTCGCGCTTGACCGGCTCCGGTGCCGCCTTTAATCACTACGAGTTTACCTTCTGTGTCGTTTACCGTACCGGTATCGGTAGAAGCAAGAGTAATAGTAGTGGTAGTACCAGTTTGGGCCGTATCCGCTCTCGTACCGTCTAAAATTACTGCACTAATTGGCTTTGAGTGATCAGTAGGAGCTTGAATGTGGTTAACGTTAATTGTAACAGCAGTATAAGAAGTTCGTCTTAAAGGCGACCATTCTCGTCCTTCTTCCATTAAATCTTCTTTAACTTTTGCAATACCGTCGTTAATAGCATTAGTTAAATCAGTAGTTGTGGGATTTGACTTTCCATAAAGTCTATAGGCTTTCTGTACGATTGTGGTCTCAGTTGGTTGAACCGGTATGCTCATCTTAATCTCCTCTTAAATTCTTGTTTTTCCAGTTAATATAAACTCGCTCAATTGGTTCTAGTACCTTCTTTGGATGAAGTAACCCCATACAAATTGGATGATTTAATTCTGGTACTAAAGGACACGTTGCTCTCACATAGTGTAACTTATGGCACGGAGCGCAGGGAACGGATTGCCTAACAACATGACAGTTCTTATAGTGTTTGGTAACATTCTCTTCGCTACCATGAGACAATAGCGCAACCTTTGGAGTATCAAAGCATCCTGCTGCAGCTAATACACTAGTTTCAGTTGATACAACTAAATCTGCATTTTTTGCTAATACAAAAGATTCTCTAATCCCAAAGTCTCCACACTTATCAATAATACGTGGGTGGAATTCCATGAGTCCTTTACAACCAGCTTCTCCTACTAGAATGACATGGGCTTCAGGGATTCCTTCTACAATGGCCCTTACGACATTTTCAGCGAAGGGATACATCTTGTGTATCGCGCTACCTGTTAAACACCACAGTACAAAGAATCCTTTATACTTCTTTCGATACTTCCTAGCAAATTGTTCTTCTTGTTTCGTAAAGTAAATACTTCCAATCTCACCCTTCTTATCAGGAAATCCAGCCACTTCCATTGTTTGATCGTAGTAGTTCTTCTCACATCGTTTGTGGAGTTCGGCCCGACTCCAAGTATACTCTTTCTGACTGGGACCGATTAATAGCTTCTGTTCAATGGAACCACTAAAGTTAACTACTTTATCGAATTGTGTATCTAGTTTCTTCCAATGCTCACCTAGTTTATTAAAATTGATCTCACTGGATAACTGAAACACATATGCGTCAATGTTTGGATCAGTCTTTAAAATCTCGTAACATTTTTCTGTGCAATTGAGCGTAATGTGCCAGCCCTCTTGTTTATAGTATTTAAACACCGGGGAAAGCATGATAGCGTCTCCCCAAGCACCGTACCTAATAACACATAAACGCTTTTGATCGGGCTTTGGTTTATTCTTTACTAATAGAAGCATGGTCCACCTTTTCGGCCACAACGGTCATTACTGCTTCGGGTTGCTGAGGGTCTCTTAACTGTCCCTCTGTAAAGTTAATCTCTCGAATAAAGTAACCTAATGATTTAAGGATGATCTTTAAGCTATGTCGATCAAAGTAATAAATATGCTCGTCAGGTCGATAGTGCTTCCATTTTAATACGTCATGTCGTACAGATTCTAGATTTGGCGTTGCAATAAATAACCATTTCGGATTAAGAGTACGTATTAATGAATAAAAGTTAGGGATGTGTTCTAGGCTATCCCAGAAAGTCACCGCATCCCACTCATGATCAGGGTAGTACTTAAACCCACAATGGGGGTTAATATCGTACCCAAACTTCTGAAACTCGTCGCCTCCGGCTGCGTTAAAAGCTCCGGGACCACACCCATAGTCTAAGAGGGTTCCTTTATCTAGATACCGAGAAATGATTTTCCATCGTTCTTGGTATATTTTTTGACCTAATTCTGATTTAGATTGTTTTAAATACCTAAGCCAGTACTTTCGATTATATACATTTGCGAACATAATCCCACCTCACCTTTAGTATGGGAAGGGTACTCTTCGGAAGGTGGGGGCCGAATTTCCCCGTTCCCAAATCTTTTGTCTAACTACCGCAAATATTAAGATACCAATTACGCCTAAAGCGTACACACAACAGGCAAGACGTATTAACAACCATAGTTTAGATCTAATTGGTGCCTCTATGTTTAAGAGCTTGGGGCTGGCCGATTCTCATAGAGAACCGACCAAACCCCGAACTCAAATTATTTACTCTTCGTACATCTCAAATGACAACTTCGGAATGCCTTGTCCAGTAACTGAACCGGAGTCCGTGCCATTTGTCAATGTAACTTTGATCAATGTGTCTGCATCAATGTCTTTACTGATAATTGCGTCGGTGTCATCAGTTTCATCGATGAAGTCATTGTCTGCTGACGTATCAGGAATCTCTAACTTAGCGTAAGCATCGGCGTCTGCAGCAGAGCCAATTTCAACACTGCCGATGGTCGAATCAGTGTCAAATACTTCTCTCACTCCCACTCCGAT